CAGGTACGAAACTCGGGAGAGGGATTCCTCTTGGTAGGTTTGTAGCTACGCAATCTCTTGCTCAAGCTACGTTAAATGATTTTCCCAATCTAGATGACAGAAAAAGATTGGCCCGTCATTACTATATGTTTGGTCTGATGATGACCGGCTTTATGAATCTAAGAGATCGATTCGGTACTGACTATTCCATCTCAGTGACCGAAGGTTTGTATTTGCCAGAAACAACCGAGACCTTAACATCCGGTGGAATCAAAGAGCTGGCTTCAAAAGGCAGAGCCTGCGTCTTTGAGGTTATTGATCAGGCAGGTAATAATGCTCCTGAGAAAACATTTGAGTTAGCCGCTTACTGGAAAGACAATCACTTGTTTAATAAGCTTATTATGAGCTATGATACAGTGGATCCGAGTGTAGACTTTACGGCTCAAATCGTAGTAACCATGCCTGAGATTGCTGAGAACTTTACTGGGTCATTTGCTCGTAAAGTTTCAACCGAATTTAACTTTAAACTACTGATTGATAACGCTATAGCTGAATGTAGCGTATAAATAAATTTTAAATAAGGTAAAAAAGTACAATGGCAGTCAGACGTAGTTTTGCAATCGAAGATAAGAACATCAATAGTACTTCCACTATTGTTGCTAGCAAACCTGAAAATTATTCTGATATAGATCTAACATTAGATACTAAACCGTCAGGAGATATTTTCAAGAAAACTGATGCTGCGGCCGTCAAACAGTCCATTCGTACTATTCTGTTAACTAACTATGGTGAGAAACCGTTCGACTTTTTCTTTGGTGCCAATCTAAACGCATATCTTTTTGAATTGAATGATCCTTCATATACAAAGGAGATTCAAAAAGATGTTAAGCTTGCGATTCAAAACTATGAGCCCAGAGCCGAAGTATTAGACGTTCAGGTTAATAATAATATAGATGCAAATGATTTAAAGATAACGGTACAATTTAGAATAATTTCTACAGAAGAGGTTGTTGTACTCACGACCTCTCTTACGAGGATTAAATAACGATGCCATCTACAACAAAGCAAACTATCCATACTAGCACGCTGGATTTTAATAATCTAAAAACTAGTATGAAGAATTATCTGGCTGGTCAAACTGAGTTTGCTGACTTTGACTTTGACGGATCCGGACTTTCCGTATTAATGGATCTGCTTGCCTATAACTCACATAAAAATGCTTTGTTGGCAAACTTTGGTTTGAATGAGTCTTTCCTGTCGACAGCTCAGACAAGATCCAGTATGATCAACCATGCTTTGAACTTGGGATATGTTCCACGCTCTAAGACAGGTGCAAAGGCAACAGTTAATCTTTCGGTAAACCTGGCTAGTGTTTCTCCTAAGCCTTCAACAATTACGCTTCCGCAGTTTTCCTCATTTACATCTGTAGTTGATGGCGTATCCTATACCTTCTATACGTTAGATGAGTACATCGGTTATGATAGAACAGGTACAGGAATCTATACCTTTGAGGTAAAGTCAGGTGATAAAGACATTAGCATCGCTGAAGGTATACTCAAGACCAGAAACTTTAGATGCGCCGATGCTCAAGAGAGACAAGTCTATGTAATTCCAGATAAAAACCTGGACCTGTCAACGCTTGTCGTTACAGTCTTTGACTCTATTAGTTCCACTGAGTTTGAGATTTACGAGAGAAGCAGCGACATTAAAGAGTATAATAATGATACAAAACTATTCTTACCTGTAGAAACATACAATGGTTTTTATGAAATTAGTTTTAGTGATGGTCAGTCTACGGGTACAGCACCTGTACCAGGAAATATCATCAGAGCACAATACCTGGCGGCCAGTGGTGTGGCTGCAAACACAGCCAACGTATTTACTCCTACAAACCAGATTGAAGTAAACGCACAGTCCTATCCATTGATTGTTACAACCGTATCTAGAGCTGCTTTTGGTGCTGAGAAAGAATCAATCGAGTCTATCAGAAATAATGCACCTCTGAATCTGCTGACTGGTTCTAGACTGGTAACATCAAGTGATTACAGAACAATCATTCAGTCTAGAGTTCCTGGTATTAAATCAGTAAACGCCTGGGGAGGTGAGGATAACGTTCCTGCTAAATACGGTAAAGTAATGGTATCATTGATCTTTGAAGATGATGTTGAAACTACACAGAAGACTTTGATCCAAAATACTATTCGAGATGATATTACTGATAATCTATCGGTTATTTCCGTTGGAATGGAGTTTGTGGATCCAACATTTACATATGTTAATGTTACCACTGATATTAGATATGATGAATCTCTGACAAACAGAACTCCTCAGAGTTTGGAAAACGTAGTTAAAAATAGAATTTCGGAATTCTTTACTAATAATCTGGGTAAATTCAATGACGTGTTTAGAAAATCCAAATTAACCACAGTTATTGATGATGCTGATCCTGCTATCTTATCTTCTGATGTAACTATTCAATTAGAGTCTAGATTTACTCCTATTGTGAATACTAATACAAGTCAAATCGTATCAGCAGACTATGAAATTTCTTATACTAATGAACTCGCTGAACCCAATAGTACAACTGCGGTTATTGCTAGTGACTTCTTTACATTTAACGGGACTTTGTGTAATATTTCTAATAAACTAGATTCTACTAAACTAAGAATTCTAACACAAGCTGGAAATATTGCACAGGATAATGTGGGTGAATATATTCCTTCCACAGGTAAAGTAAATCTGGTAGGATTTAAACCAACAAGTATTGCCAGTGGTAATGCATATCTTCTTCTTAAAGCAGTACCCAAGAATGGATCCGTTGTAAAACCATTGAGAAATAACGTCGTGACTATTGGATCAAACTTAGTCACTGCAACTCCTGATGTCAACCTTGCTAATTCTGTCGTAGGTACAACTAACTAATGCCTCATACTTTAGTTGATCTTAACCGAAATGATCTGATTTTTAATCAGCCGGATATCGATACGGTATTACCCAGTCATTTCCAAGAACAATACCCTACGTTTGTAACACTTCTTAAAAAATACTACGACTGGCTTCAAGACTATACAGATTCTGACGGTAGAAATCCTATCGGTGAGTTGGAAGACATTGCGTATTTAAAAGACAGAGAACTTACTCCAGAAAGATTCTTGGAGTTTATCTTTGATGAATTGTCATCTGGCATTGGACCTGATGCTTTTCCAGAGTCCACATCTAGATTTTTCATTAAGCTTCTGCCGTTTTTCTATAAAACCCGAGGAACCCAGGTTTCGGCCGAAGGTTTTCTTAAGTTTCTATATGGCGAAAACGTACAGCTATCTTATCCTAAAGACCAGACTTTTATTGTAGGTGAGTCTCAGATTGGTGCTGAGTCTGTTAAGTTTCTACAAGACTCTTATTACTATCAGATTTATTCTGTTCTTGTCACATCTGCTATTCCAATTTCAACTTGGAAAAATCTGTATAAAACGTATATTCACCCTGCAGGGTGGGAACTCTTTTCTGAGCTGGTAATTGAAGGCCTGACTACTAATACATCTCTGGCCGCCTCAATGCCACTTTCCATTGATGACTCTGCTCCGATTACTCTGTCTAATACTCTGGCGGTTGAGATTGGAGCCGTTTCGTCTAGAGCTAACGTTACAATTGTTGATTCTGCAATCAGTGCACGTATGTATGCACCTGGAGAGTACAGCTACTATAATACCAGTGAATCCGTTCTGGAAGATTCTCCATATAATCAATACAATACTTTGGTTGGTCCTTTGGAAACAAATTCCCGTCTCTTCAGCTCCACTGATGATGCAACTAATATTAAGTTTAACCTCAGTAACTCTGATGGTACACATACGCTGGATGATGATTCTGCCGGTACTATCTTTACTCTTGATAGACTTGCCGTCTTTAAGACTATCGACTTCTCCAACATTATTGAAACAATGGATGAGTCTGAATTTGATTATTATCCAGATTCCGGTGCTGACACACCGTAAGACATTATAAATAAATGTAAACTGCTCACAAAAGGTCTTTAGAATATGCCTTTAATTTATTTAGACTCAAATAACGTATTGAATCGTGGCACAATTGCAAACGATAATACCGGTGATACGTTGAGAGCTGCCGCTCTTAAAATCAACACCAACTTTACTCATATTGATTCTGCCACGCAGACGCTCAATACTACGTTAAGTAGAGTCGATAGTGACTTAACAAATCTCATTATTACTAACGCAAGGCTAGCAGATAATGCTGTGGATTCAGATGTAATTCTGGACAACTCTATCTCTGGCGCAAAAATTCAAAACGACGCAATTGCTCTTGGAACTAAAACTACTGGTAATTATGTTGCTACAATCGCCGGAACAACTAACGAAATTGAAGTAACTGGTTCTGGTTCTGAAACTGCAGGAGTTACTGTTGGATTACCAAATGACGTAACAGTAAGCAATGATCTAACTGTATCAAATGACGTTACGATTACCAATGATCTGGACGTAGGTGGACATGCCAAGGTAAACTTGGTTTCGTTAGCAGACAGCAATTTGGTCACTTACGATATCTCACAGGGAAACGTGGCAAGATGGAATAGAAACACTTCTCCTGTCGATTCTAGTAATACCCTGACTATCACGGGAACAGCTGGTGGTACACTGGACGGCGTTGGATTCTCCATCATGGCTTTCAATACCGACTCTAATAGAAACATCACATTTGCAGGTGGTTCCGGAATCACGGTACACTACAGCGATTCATCTACTATCTCTTGGGCAGGTCCAGACAAGTATACTTTAATATCAGGTCTAGTCTTTGACTCAGCTAACGTCCTTATTCTCAATACATCTCTGGTGGGTTCAATTTAATGTTTCCAGGAACATTCGTTATTTCTATGGTCGGTATCCGAGAGCTGGCCGCTGCTCTGGGTGTCGACGTTGATTGGTTAGTAGAAAATCTTCCTCATAATTTTATCATAGCATCAGATGCTGAAGCCAGTGACAACTTTGGTGTTTCCGTTGATGTTTCCAGTGATGGTACCAGGGCTATTATTGGAGCTAGTGGAACTGATACAGGTGGCTCTGGTGCAGGTGCAGCATATATCTATAAGAAAGACGGAGATGTTTGGTCAGAAGAAGCTATCCTTTATGCTAGTGATAGAGCTGCAAGCGATGCATTTGGACACTCAGTTTCCATAAACAGTGATGGATCTAAAGTTTTAATCGGTGCACAAAGCGAAGATACATCTCCTGCATCGAACCAAGGAGCTGCATACGTATTCTCTAGAACCGGGACTTCTTGGTCTCAAGATCAAAAACTACTAGCTTCTAATAAAGAAAGTTCTGATTACTTTGGAAGAAGCGTTGATATTTCTGAAGACGGCAACTACGCAATCATTGGCGCATATCGAGAAGATGAAGGTGGTACCAATGCCGGTGCAGCTTATATCTTTAAATACTCTGGTAGTACCTGGACTGAGGAACAAAAACTCATTGCTGGTGAATTCTTTAATGGTGGATCCGGTGCAGCTGCAAGTGATAATGCTAATTTTGGTCATAGTGTTAGTATTGATACTTCTGGAAGAATTGTAATCGTTGGTGCCTATTCGTATGATGTATCGGGAACTAATGCCGAAGGTGCAGCATTTGTATTTAAAAATAGTCCTTCAGTTATTACTGTAGAAAATCAAGCTATTGCTCCATCTGAAACTGAAGCTGGCCAAATATTTGGTAACTCTATTGATGTTTCTGGAGATAAAAGTTATTTAGCTGTTGGTGCACGAAATGAAGATAATGGCAGTACGGTTAACGTTGGTGCAGTTTATATTTTGCGTGATTCTAACGGCACATGGGTTCATGATCAAAAAGTAAGAGCTTCAAATCCTGAAGCTAGTGATCAATTTGGTTATAGTGTTGCTATGTCCAATAGTAATAGAATTATTATTGGCGCATCTCAAGAAGATGAAAATGGCACCAATAATGGTGCAGCTTATATTTTTAGAGATTCTAGTGGCACTTGGGTTGAAGAGCAAAAGTTAATTGCTGGTGAATTCTTCAATGGTGGATCCGGTGCAGATGATGCAGATGGAAATACTAGTCTTCAGTTTGGAAATAGTGTTGATATTTCAGATAATAATGAATATGCAATTGTTGGTTCTCGAAATTATGCTGGTAATGGTGGTAATTTAAGTGCTTCTGGTGCAGCATATGTGTTTAAATATGATCCTACAACAATTATTGTAGAAAATCAAGCTATTGCTCCATCTGAAACTGAAGCTGGCCAAATATTTGGTAACTCTATTGCAATATCAGGCAATAAATCTAAAGCAATAGTTGGTGCACGAAATGAAGATAATGGCAGTACGGTTAACGTTGGTGCAGTATACTTCTTACGTGATTCTAATGGTGTGTGGATTCATGATCAAAAAGTAAGAGCTTCAAATCCTGAAGCTAGTGATCAATTTGGCCAAAATGTTGCTATATCAAAAGATGGCAATTACGCTGTCATTGGCGCACATCAAGAAGATGAAAATGGCATCAATAATGGTGCAGCATATGTATTCAAAGATTCCGATGGTACATGGGTTGAAGAGCAAAAGTTAATTGCTGGTGAATTCTTCAATGGTGGATCCGGTGCAGATGATGCAGGCGGAAGTACTAGTCTTCAGTTTGGAAATAGTGTTGATATTTCTAAAGACGGAAATTATGTAATTATTGGTTCTCGAAATTATGCTGGTAATGGTGGTAATTTAAGTGCTTCTGGTGCAGCATATGTGTTTAAGAAAGACCCAACTACAATTACTATAGAAAATCAAGCTATTGCTCCATCTGAAAATGAAGCTGGCCAAATATTTGGTAACTCTATTGATGTTTCTGGAGACGGGTCTAAAGCAATAGTTGGTGCACGAAATGAAGATAATGGCAGTACGGTTAACGTTGGTGCAGTATACTTCTTACGTGATTCTAACGGCACATGGGTTCATGATCAAAAAGTAAGAGCATCAGACCCTGAAGCTAATGATCGATTTGGCCAAAGTGTTGCTATATCAAAAGATGGTAATTACGCAATTGTTGGCGCATCTCAAGAAGATGAAAATGGCATCAATAATGGTGCAGCCTATGTCTTTAAAGACTCCAACGGTACTTGGGTAGAAAAGCAAAAATTACTTGCTTCAGATGATGCAGGCGGAAGTACTAGTCTTCATTTTGGTTATAGTGTTGATATTTCAAAAGACGGCAATTACGCAATTGTTGGTTCTCGAAATTATGCTGGTAATGGTGGTAATTTAAGTGCTTCTGGTGCAGCATATGTGTTTAAAGATTCTAATGGAACATGGGTAGAAAAACAAAGATTAGAAGCATCTGATAAAGGTCAAAATGATCAATTTGGTCATAGTGTTGCTATTTCAAATGATGGACTTACTGCACTTATTGGTGCATACCAGTGGGATACTACAAGTACAAATGATGAAGGTGCAGCATATATTTTTACCAGGTCCGGTGAAACTTGGGGCCAAACCCAAAGACTAGAAGCATCTGATCAACAAGCTAATGATTATTTTGGTATTAGTGTAGATATTGATAGTTCTGGTGAATATGCTATTATTGGCGCATATCTAGAAGATGAAAATGGCAGCCAAGCCGGTGCAGCTTATATCTTTAAAGACTCTAGTGGAACGTTTGTAGAAAAACAAAAGTTAACCGCCTCTGATGGATTAGCTAATGATAATTTTGGTTATCATGTTTCAATTTCTGATAGTAGCGCCACAGCAGTAATTGGTGCCTATACCAAAGATTACATGACGTATATTCCAGGTAGTTCTACTAAATATAATACTGTATCTAATGCTGGTGCTGCTTACGTATTTAAACAGACAAATGATGTCTGGAGTGAATTCAGTAAGATTCAAGCATCAGATGCTGAAGCCAATGACAACTTTGGTATTAGTGTATCTATTTCTGGAGATGCTTCTAAGGTTTTAGTCGGTGCACAAAGCGAAGATACTGGTGCTGATAATAATGGTAGAGTCTATAGTTTTAATGTTAATAGTCAAAATACTGAACCATATCCTATTATCTGGAGACAAAAGCAAAGATTAGAAGCATCTGATAAAGGTCAAAATGATCAATTTGGTTATAGTGTTGCTATAGATAGCGACGGCTTTACTGCACTTATTGGTGCATACCAGTGGGATACTACAAGTACAAATGGTGAAGGTGCAGCTTATGTATTTAGAAGAACCGGGTCTAATTGGTCACAAGATGAAAGACTAGAAGCATCTGATCAACAAGCTAATGATTATTTTGGTATTAGTGTAGATCTTTCTAATGACGGTACCTGTGCAGTCATTGGCGCATATCTAGAAGATGAAAATGGCAGCCAGGCCGGTGCAGCTTATATCTTTAAAGATGATGGAGGATGGTCACAAGATCAGAAGTTAACCGCCTCTGATGGATTAGCTAATGATAATTTTGGTTATCATGTTTCAATTTCTGGTGATGGCAATTTTGCAGTAATTGGCGCCAATGCTAAAGATTACATGACGTATATTCCAGGTAGTTCTACTAAATATAATACTGTATCTAATGCTGGTGCTGCTTACGTGTTTAAAGACTCTGGTGGCACTTGGGGAGAAATTAAAAAAATCCAAGCATCAGATGCTGAAGCCAATGACAACTTTGGTATTAGTGTATCTATTGATGATACTGGATCTAAGGTTTTAGTCGGTGCACAAAGCGAAGATACTGGTGCTGATAATAATGGTAGAGTCTATAGTTTTAATATTAGTACAGATTCTGAACAAACAGAACCATACCCTATTATTTGGAGACAAGAGCAAAGATTAGAAGCATCTGATAAAGGTCAAAATGATCAATTTGGTAATAGTGTATCCATTTCAAATGATGGATCTAAAGTACTTATTGGTGCATACCAGTGGGATACTACAAGTACAAATGGTGAAGGTGCAGCTTATGTATTTAGTAGATCTAACACTACTTGGAGCCAAACCCAAAGACTAGAAGCATCTGATCAACAAGCTAATGATTATTTTGGTATTAGTGTAGATATTACACAAGATGGAAACTATGCTATTATTGGCGCATATCTAGAAGATGAAAATGGCAGCCAAGCCGGTGCAGCTTATATCTTTAAAGATTCCGATGGAACCTGGGTAGAAAAGAAAAAATTAACTGCCTCTGATGGATTAGCTAATGATAATTTTGGTTATCATGTTTCAAT